AGGTTTTGGAAAATCCGGCGGACGCGAAAACCGAGGACATTAAACAAGCCGAAAAGACAATCAAAAAGAATATTCATGATGATGGTGATGACGCCGGCACAACCGACGCAAACCGGAATCTAAAAAATAGCTTTGCTGATCTTCCAAAAGAAGTTCGTTTCGCAAAGGGTGTCACAGCATTCGTGCGTGGCAATTCAAACGGTCTTGCTGAATACAACGCATATGTTGATAAGGCATGGCAGGACATTTCAAAGGCTAACTATCAGAACGTAACAACCGCAGCCGATGGTGGCGCACTTGTTCCGGATCCTGAATTCGTTGCCGAAATCGAACGATTGACAGACGAATACGGTGTAGCCGCTCGCCTTTGCGACATCCGCACAACCGATCGTGATTCAGTTACATTGCTTGCCGGCACGAATGAAGTATCATTCACCGCGACAAACGAAGCGACTGCTGTCAATGCACAGAAACTTACTTACAGCGCAACAACCGTTGCATTGAAGAAGTACATCGCAACATTAGTCATGACAAGTGAATTAGTTGAGGACGCAGCGATCGACATGTGGCAGGACGCTACAACTGAAATCGCACGCGCACGCGCTAAATTGTTTGATCAGTTAGTATTTACCGACACAACATACGGATTGTTTAGTGCGACACTTGGTGACGCATACAAGACATTCAGTGTTGGTGCGGCTATCACTGATTTTTCAGGCGACGACGCAATGACAGCACGATACCAAGTTGTTGGATCGGCTCGAACAAACGGTCGTTATTTCATGTCACCAAGTGTTTGGAACCTACTTCGACAAACAAAGGCTTCAACTGGTGGCGACTACCTATTTGGTGGTGCCGGTCAATCAGTAACGCCGATGATCGATGGCGTGCCTGTTGAATTGGTTGACATACTTCCATCAGTTGGCGACATCACAGCCAACGAGAAGTTTGCAGTGTTCGGCGACCTAAAAAGAATCAAAATCCACGTTAAGCGATTGCTTGAAACTAAGATTTTTGACTCTGGTGTCGTCAAAGACGCAGCCGGTTCAGACATAAACCTGATCACACAAGACGCGTGGGCTATGCGTGCAACACTTCGTGTTGTTCCACAAACACGTTTCGAGGGTGCATTCGTTATTATTGGAACGGGAACAGTTTCCTAAACAATAATAATTAAGGTTTGAAAGGACTGACATGGCACAAATAAGCAAACTCAAAGTCGCAGCCGGATGTCTAGTAACTTTCGGCGGTGTTGATCTTGGTCACACCGTTGATGGAACGGAAATCGAAATCGAGCGCGAATTTACAGAAGTCAAAACTGATCTGTACGGAAACACACCTGTGGATTTCGTATTGACCGGTCAAAAGGCAACTGTCAAAATGAAACTCGCCGAAATCCATCCACTGACATTGGCTTATGTTGTTCCGGAAGCGGATTGGGATGTTGGTGCAACCAGCGACCAAGTTCACTTTGGAACAAAAGCGGGTTACAGCTTGCGCAATGACGCCTTAGAACTGATCATCACGCCACAAGGTGGCAACACTGATGGGAAGCTAACGTACACGTTTTTCAAAGCAGTTTCAACCGACAACATGACATTGGCATACAAGATTGACGAACAATCAGTATTCGAAGTCACGTTCACCGCATTGGTCGACGAAAGTCGTGCCGCTACGGATGGTCGATTGCTTGGACGAATGGGTCCTGCGGCTATCAGCTAGGCATATTGCACAGCGCAAATTAGACACTTATTTCGATAGGTGTCTTTTTTGTTTGGTGATATACTGAAACTATGTTACGAAACTATTACAATAGTGCAATATTAAAAATAAGGGATTATAAAAATGGCATTGATAAGTCAAAGCGATCTGGAATCAAGACTAGGACGACCACTGACGAGCGAAGAAGCGTCGGCGTTCACGTTGATCAACAACGCAAATCAATCGTACATCGAAAAACTAATCGGAAGTGATGTCGAATCAGTATCGGCAACCACGCGATATTTTTATGGTGGCATGCAACACCTCGCAATTGATCCCTGCACGTCGTTGAGTGCCGTTGCAGACGTTGACGACGATCAGGTGGCAAATTATACATATGACGCGTCGGATTACGTTGCGGATCCTCTAAATCGCACGTTGAAAACAATGTTGGTATATCGCGACGGCAAATTTCCGTCCGGCATTGGCAACATCGCCGTCACCGCAAAATTTTCCATTTACGAAGATACCGACACGTTGAACATTGTGAAATCAGCAATGTTGGACGCATTGGCAAGTGAAATCGACAATTCAGAGGACATCGTGAAAGAATCCATCGAGGGTTATTCGGTCGAACGCGCACGATCACAAACCAAAAACACACTCGATCGTATCAAATATTTGTTTCCGGAGATATAAATGAAACCACCGATGTTGCACATTGCATATAAAGTCACAACCACGCGTGACGCGTACGGCAGTTATACGGCGACCGGATCAACCGCATTGCCATGTCATTTCCGATCAATCAATGCACAAGTCACAGGCACATCGAATGAAGTTGTTCAATCGGACGCGATGGCGTGGTTCGAACCGGATTCCGGCGTTGGATTAAAAGACATTATGATGATTGATGGCGACCATTATCGGGTTGAACGCGTTACACAGGCGCGACGATTACGATCATCACCGGTGTTGTTTTTGAAATGTGATTTAGTTAGATACGGAGTTATCTCATGATAAACGAAAACGCCACAATCAAAAATGATTTGCCGAAATTCACACGATCGGCGGTCAACGTTCTTGGTGACGCAATGAAAGAAGCCGCACGCGATGTGGTTATTGATTCACGAAACAAAGCACCATTCAAAAAAGGTGCATTGCGCAACGAACAAGATCCGATCCGGCAAGTCAGTCCGGTTCATTATCAGATCAATTACACCGAAGAATATTCCGCGTTTCAAGAATTTGGTGGCGATGGCAAACGTGTTGTCCGGAAATATACGACACCTGGCACCGGCAAACACTTTTTGAAAAACGCCGGCGACAAACAGGTTCAATTGTTAAAAATGAAATTTAAGAAACACGCAACGAGGGCAAGGGCATAATGGATATTGCATACCAAGTCGCAACATATTTAGACAATGGCGGATTCGGAACGGTCGGAACCGACATATTCGTATCGGAAATCGTCGATGGAACCAACGGCATATGGGTTGAACGTGTCGGCGGTCAATTAAACAATTACGTTCCGATCGAAGAATCGGTTGTTTCCGTATACGCAAAAAACACCGACGGTGCCGAAGCCATTCAAACGTTGGAACAGATCAAACGATACATCCATCGCATGCACAACACGACGGTCGGCAACGCTTACATATATACATTTTTAGTCATCGGTGATATTGAATCCGTTCAACGTGATATAGAATATGCACAGGTGTATCGATTAAGTTTGCAAATAGTGTTTCGCGATACAACCGTAATAAGTTAAAAAAGGGAGAAAAACATGCCAACATTAGACGATCTAAGACCAAAAAAATTTCCAATCACCGTTCGCGGTGTCAATTTGCAGTGTTCGCCGTTGCGATTATCGCATGCGTTGATCATCACCAAAGTTGGAAAGGTTTTGGAAAATCCGGCGGACGCGAAAACCGAGGACATTAAACAAGCCGAATCGGATTTGGATGGCATTATTATGGAATTAATCCCTGAATTAAAGGATATTAAATTGGACATGATGGATTCCGTTTCAATCATTTCACAAATGTCGGAAAACATTGATCCAGAGGATTCGAAATATCTCGAAAAACAGGGGGTGAAATTTGATGACGGTTTAAAAGCGCCGACGACCGCGCCGACGCCGGAGATAGATGGCTAATGATGATTCCGGAATTCATTCGATTTTATGGTTACACGTTGCAAGACGTGTTGAATGAATATGCCGTCACATTCTTTTCATTGTCAAATGACATGTATCGAATACAGGCGTCCGAAATGATCCAAACCGCCACCGCAATCAATGTCAACGACGAAATCATGACTGATTTACGCAAACAACAACGTGGCATTGCCGGCATTGTCGAAGAAGTTAAAACAGCGAAAAGGGCAAAACAAAAATGAGTACCGAAGTTGGTTCAATCCATTATGACCTGAAATTAGACACATCGAAATTTGAAGCGGCGTCGTCAAAGGTGTCGCACAAACTTGCGTCGGTTGGAAAAGCCGTTGCCGTTGGAACCGCCGTTGCCGGTGCAGCCGCCGTTGCGTTTGGTATTTCGGCGGTCAAAGCATACAACGAAGCCGAAGTCGCACAAAAACAATTGGAACACGCCGTCATGAACGTATCAAAGGCGACGAAAGGTCAATTGGACGAAACGGCTAAACTTGCCGATCAATTGGAACGCAAAGGTGTATTGGATGGCGACAATATCAAAATGGGGTTGGCGCAATTATCAACATTCGGATTATCAAACAAAGCCGTTCAGAATTTGGGCGGATCGTTGGCGGATTTGGCGGTCAACCAATTCGGCGTGTCCGCGTCCGGCGAACAATTATCACAATCGGCAAACATGATTGCAAAAGCATTGAACGGTCAATTCGGCGTGTTGGAAAAGTCCGGCATTCGATTCACCGAAGCGCAAAAGGCGATCATTCAATTTGGAACCGAAGAAGAAAAAGTCAAAGCGATCAACGAGGGATTTGCGCAAAACCTAAAATTCACAAACGAAGTCGCGAAAAATACCGCG